GGCCGTTTCTTTTAGCGCTATGTTAGTGAGTTCACTATTCACGACATGTACAGGAGCCATAGATAGTACTTTGAAGTTTTTTAGAGATAACTTTTCTGTAATTATTATGGTGCTATTAGGATCAGGTTTGAGTTTTGGGTTATTGAAATTTTTCGGTTGCAAAACTGATAAAGATATCACACCTCTTACTAAAATAAAATTAGAGAGCGCCATAGAACAAGCAATATCTATGTACGAACCCGTTAATGAGGTCACGACTTCAGAAACGGCAATAAAGAAAAATATGCGATATGTCAAGATAATAGTAGATATGCCTAGCGGAGAACGAACTTGTCAATTTGCTTGTAGTTTACTCAGTGGAGGAACTATGGTTACAAACTATCATATGATAATGCAAACAATGGATAAGTATGAACTGCAAGAGCTAAGAGGTAGAATTTTTGCTATTGTATATTCTGATTGGGATAAAAAGATGATAATGTACGACAATGTAATGATTAATCCTATTATGACGAGCATAAGTGAAGATATAATATTATGGACTCTACCTACACATATACCAAGTCTATTGCCAGATATATCTCATTTATTAGAAGTAGAAGAATCGATTGGAAGTAAATTTAAATTGATTACACCTTCAGGTTTTGTGGATCTATCTAAACAAATTAAAAAGAGAAATTATGCTATTACGATACAAATGAATACTGAGAAATTGTTATTAGATAATACCAATTCATGTCAGTATGAGTTTTCAGTAGATGGAGCCTGTGGTTCTGTTGTTACGAACTACAGAGGAAAGGTGATAGGATTTCATATAGCAGGAGGTAAAGATATAGGTTATGCTCGATTATGGGATATTTCTACGATTAAGAAACTACAAGAAAGCATGAGAAAAGTTAAAAATATTAGATATGCTATCAATATGCAAGATGACAATGGAAGAGAAGGATGTTCTGTAGTAAAATGTGAAAACGTGAATAAATGGTCAGGAACAGTACCTAAGAGTACAAAAATAGTACCTTCAGAAATTAGTGGTGTTTTTCCTTTAACTAGATTACCGGTTAATCTTAAACAACCCAATATTATAAAAGAAGTGTCTAAAAAATCTTACAAAGCAGTTGCGGAAGTGGATGTGGATGCCCTAAATTTTGCTAAGAGTTATCTACAGAGTATCTTGCCTAGATATGAGAAGGTATCAGAGAGAGAAGTAGTAATAGGAACGGAAGAGACATCTAGAATTGATAAGAAAACGTCTAGTGGTTTTGGTTTTCCTTTAAGTAAAGAGAACTATTTGGATTATGAGAAAGGATGCTACAGCCCTGAGTTTGCTCGGATAGTTGCTGATATAAAGAAACAAGTATTAGAAGGTTGTATAGATCCAGCACATATAGTTTATGTTGAAACATTAAAGGATGAACTTAGAGATGCACATAAGAAGGACAAACCACGGTGTTTTAAAATGTCACCTTTAGGTCTTACGTGCATAGGTAGAGAATTTTTTATGAATTTAATGGAAGACGTAAAAAAGGATAGATATTCAAATGGTATAATGATTGGTATAAATCCCTTCGAAGAGTGGGGAAAACTATATTCAATAGCTGCAAAATTTGATAATAATTGTAACGATGGAGATTATGGTGAGTGGGATGGATCTATGATGACACAGTTTCAAACTATGGTAGCTGAAGTTATGGAAAGTAAATTTGATGGAGAAGAAAATGATCTGAAGGTGTTAAATTTTTATTTAACTACGTTAATTAGTTGTGTAACAATAAATATGAATGAACTCTTAGTTACTACTCATAGTATGCCTTCTGGATGTATGTTGACTGCGTTTTTTAATTGTTTGATTAATAAAGCATATGGAGCATATATATATTATAGATTGATGAAGAAAGAGAATGTAAGACCTAGTGTAGAGCATTTTATTTTAAATTATTTCTCTTGTGTTTATGGCGACGATATATTAATGTTTGTAAAGAATGATATTAAACATATTTTGAACGGTGTTTCCTATAAAAGTGAATGCGAGAAATTAGGATTGAAATTCACAACGGCCGATAAAATTTCAGATATGGTTGAGTTTAAGAAAATAGAAGATTGTCAATTTTTGAAAAGAAGTTTTAGGTTTGATACATTGTTAGGATACACATGTCCTTTAGATACAGGCACTATGGAAGGTACAATTAATTTTGTATCTCAAAGTGGTAGAAATAATGAATTAACACAAATTAAGATATGGAATTTTCAAAGAGAGGCTCTTTTACATGGTATTGAGTATTATACAGAAGCGGTTCGATCTTTAAAGGAATATGTCTTAGATAAAGATTTAAATTTTGTCTTCTTAGAGAGAGATTATATAGTAGATCTATATAGATTCAACAAGGAAGCTTTTATTGAAGGATTAATGTGGGACACCCAAATTAAAATATAAAATTATTTTTATTTTTATGTTATTGTTGTTTTGTTTTGTAAATTTATTTTTGTTTTTTATCTTGTTTTTTCAAACTAAACTAAGTATCTATTGAGTTCTAACAACATATGTTTTATTTTGTTGTGATATATGTTGGCTACGAGATATTTTTAAAACCCCCTATGGTGAGCAGCCCTCTTTTAGGACATCGGAGATCGGAATTATTGATTTGTAACATCCGATTATACACAAATCACACAATCACATAATGAAACCAGGGAGAAGACTTCTATTAATGAGATGAATTCCCTTTTAACTAATACACCCACTTTGTCTAATGTGGAAAATAATTTTATGAATATAGTTAATAAACCTTTTCATATAAAAACATTTCAATGGACCGGAGTAGCTGCACCAACGGTCAACTTAGCTACAGCTACGACTCTTATTCCACAAGATTTGTTAATAAACGATATGGTTAAGGTACCTTTCCAAACCTCCAGGTATTGGAAAGGAAATATTTGCTTGGAAATTCAAGCTTTAGGCACACCTATGCATCAAGGTTTGTTAGTTGTTTATTTTAAACCGCTAGCATCTAGTTTACCGTTAGCAAAAGCAGATTCTATAAATGATGCTTTAGCTTCCCCTCATGTGTTTATCTACGCAAATCAATCTACATCTGCTTGTTTAACTATACCATTTTGCGTTCCTACCGGTTATGCCTCTACGGTATTTACTCAGGGTGCGTCAGTGTACAATAGAGAAATAAGCTCATTTATTTCTAATCTAGGATATGTCAATGCTATGGTTATAACGCCATTGGATTCCTCAAGCACAACAACAATTAATGTAGCTATGAGTGCTATCTTTAAAAATATGGAATTTAAAGTTCCAAAAAATGAATTAATGGTCGTACCACTTAAGGTCGCTGAGAAAACTCCAGAAGAGATAGCTAAAGAAAAGAGTGACTTTGCTAAGAAGAAAGAACTTGAGAAGAGCATAGGTGGCAAGCAAAAAAGAGATATTGGCGAGGATAGTATATCTCAAGATATCAAATTTCAAGCGATGTTAATGCCAGCATTGGCTACCATAGCTACTGCAGCTTTACCTAACGTAATAAGATTTGTCCGTGATGGTATAGATAGATTTAATAAGAAATTTTGGACGTGGATAGGATTAGACAAACCTACCAATCCTTTGGTTAATGAGAATGTCAGAGTGACAACTACAACTAATTATAATAATACAGTAGGAATAGTACCTTTGGATAGATTAACTATGCATACCAACCATTTAAGTCTAGCACCTTCTACCGTATTTCCTTGCGAGTATGACGAGATGTCTATGGATTATATACTAAGCAAGCATCAATTCGTCAAACAATTCACAATTAAAGAAACAGATGTTATTGGTACAGCTATGTGTACTATACCTATTGGTCCTATGTGTGTGCCACCAGTGTTACGAGAAAATGTCAATTTACCTATTATCACAAAATTGGCTATGTGTACTAAATATTGGCGTGGAGATATAGATTTTCATTTTAGGGTCTCTGCCACAGATATGCAAACTTGTAAAATACTAATCGTTAAGACGTATGGTTTAGGAGCTTATACATCAATTCCTAAATATACAGATTTAGTCAATTTTGATTGCGAAACAATAGAAATCAATCACGGTGGCCAAGAGTTCACAGTTAGTTGTCCATATAATTCACCAGTACCTATGTCTTGTAACGACATGTATTATCAATCATCTTATGTACAACATGGGGAATTATTCGTATATATCTTGACTCCACTACAATATCCTGTTTCAGCACAACCATATATTACGATGTCAGTGTATATAACAGCAGGTAAAAATTTCTCCTTTTATGGTCCCACTGAGTATGCTACCTTCTTACCTAGTTACAATTATACAACTGCTGGTAAAGATGAAGCTTCCATTTTAGATGCAGAGAAGATAGAAGCAAAAAAGAAACTTGAGAAACTTGAGATCAAGTTACAATCAGTACAAGTGGCCTTAGGAGATCTTGAAGAAGATTCAGAGGTACCTCAAGAGGTTAAACCAGTTTTAAATCATATGGCTCCTATTAAACATCTACGAGATATTTTTCGTAGATATTATTTAACTAGAGCAACTAAGTTCAATACATCTACAGGAGTTATAGTGTTCAAGTTAAGTGATATATTTAGATCTAGGTTGTACAATACGCCTTTGTCTATGTTATCAAATTTTTATGAAGGCTTTAGAGGAGGATTACGATTTAGATTAGTGTCACCAGTTATTACACAGGGATACAAAGTATCTGCCTATTATTCCTTTCCACTCTTAAATACTAGCACGACACCCCCAAGTGCTACAACCATGCAAACAAATTTAAATGAAGGTGCTTCATGGGAATTCGATGCCCCAGCCACAACCCCGGGACCCCTCAATTATATTCAGGCATTTGTTACTTATAATCAAGTAGATAGTTGCTTGGATTTTGAGATACCAAACGAAAATCCGTTTTTGTGGAATAAAATCCACAATACTTCAACATTAGGATCTACTACAGATTTTTCGGCAGATTTGGGATATCTGTATGTGGTATTTCCCAAAGAGACTTATGGAATTTCTTCAGCACCATTATATAGGTTATATGTATCCATGGCGGATGAATCAAGGGTTGGTATATTTAATCATAACACTTCAGTGTTTTTACAGAATAATACAGGTGAGATAGCATCTAATTTTAATGCTGCAGTACCCGCCTCATACGACAAGTATTTTTCAAAAAGTACATACTAAACCAGACAGCACTGGAC